ACCACATTGAAGCAGCAATGCCTTTAAGTGAAATACCCAATAACCCAAGTGCCATGCTCAAGCCTTTAATTCCTAATGCTGCCTTTCCTAATTGACCAAGGATAGTAAGTAATGGCCCTAATGCCGCCAATACTCCAAGCAACACAACAGATACAGTTTTTAACCATCCGGGCATGTTTTTGATTAAATCTACAAACTTTTCAAGCGCCTTGACCATAAAAGAAAGGACGTCTTTCAACCTTAATTGCTCAACAATAATTTCACCAATTTCTTTCTTGACACTGAAAAGAACACCAAGAAGCTGAGACCATAGGCCGCCCAATGTTTCAGCCTGTCTGGACATCAATCCCTTTCGTTCACTGGCTATTAGTTCCAAGGCTGCAACTACCTGATCATAAGTAGAACCGCTAACCTCTGCCTTTCCGGTAACTCTCTGCAGCGCATCAATGATAGGGATCCCAGCTTCAGACATTGGCCTGATATCTTGGAAATCAATCTTCTTTTTAGTATACACCTGATACAGCTGTTGCATCAGTGTTCCCATTGCCCCTGCTTCCCCGGCTGCAGCTTCTCCGTAGGTCATCAGTTTTTTGGCAATCTCTTCAGGTGCGGTTTTCATCATCACCATGTAATTGGCATAGCCAAGAGTCTGCTCAAAATTAAATGGCGTTTTCCTGTCAAATTTAAGCAGGTCATTGAACAAAGTTTTAGCCTTTTGTCCATCTTTCAGCATTACCTCAAACTTGGTGAGAGTCTTTTCCACCTGTGCGGCTGTAATAGCGGATGCAGTCCCCAGTCCGATGATAGGAGCTGTCAGCCCTGCAGTAAGCCCAAGGCCGATATTGCGTACTCCACGGGCTATGTCGCTTAGGCCGCTGAATGTTTCATGGGTAAGTTGCTTTACAGCATCCAGTTCTCCACTGAGTTTACGGAGAGAATCGTAATCGATATCAAAACCGACCGCTGCAAACAATTCACGAATCTTCATTTTATCAGACCTAATTCCTTCGGATCACCACTATTACGCGATACAAGCACAACCAAAGCCGTACGCATCTCCTTCAACTCCTGAAAGATTAACTCTATCTTTTCTGGAGCTTTGCAATGTTTCTCATGCTCTAAAATTGACTCTTTTACAATAGATATCGTTTCTGCTTTGTGGTGTATTTGTTCATGCTTTAACATTGCCTCATTTACAATGTTAAGCATTTTTTTCTCTACTTCCTTGAGTCTGTTATTCTCTGCAACATTCCGTATAAAATACGTAGCAAGTGCAGAAATTAAAGCAGATACAAAACCCACCAAAATAGTAATATCTATTTGCATTTAGGAATCTCCATCATTTTGGACTCTATGAAATCTGTAGCTCTTAAATAGTCAATTGCTCTATCCATATCATCCAAACTCCAGGTAGTTTCAAGTTCTGTTAGTGTGGCCATTCCTCTTTTAATTAGAGTCCAGACCTTCCATTCAGCCAGAAGAGATTTGTCTATTTTATCGGCAATATCTGGGATGCGACTGCCTTCAGGCGGCCTAATCTCTCCTGGATTTTTGAGATAATGCCTTCTCCGAAAAAACCGTTTGCCTCAATCACCCAGAGAACAACCTTGTATAGATGCGTATACTTACCAGCAAACTCGATATCAAACGATTGAGGAGTAATCAGTTCGCCGTTTCTGTAAGTAGATTTAAGCAAATCGACTATCAGCGAAGCAAAGGCATCGTCAGTACCAAGCTTTTTGGTAAAAGTTGACAAGCTAATAGTAGACTCACCGCTTTTGTCTGTACCGATACCATCAAACAGGGGGCCAGCTATTTCAAGAATTCTTGCAGTCATGCGCAAACCATCTCTGGCTGGAAACTGTATGGTACGGTATTCCACTCCATCAATTTTTTTTGTTTTATCTTCACATGCCATCTGCTAAAATCTCCTTATAAAATCGAAATATTTCCACCATTAAAAATGCTCAAGTCTGCACAAAACAAAGTCCACTCTCTGCTTTCTACATTATTGCTTTGAGATGCGGCTGCAGGCTTCAGTACAAATGCAGCAGAAGACCTGTAATCAGAAGTTCCCAGAGCATCCTTTATCTTGAGCTCACCTACACCGGCATTCCCGTTTTCGTCCAGTTCTGCACAAAGGCTCAAAAAGTCATTATCTGAGCTGGTCTGCATAAGAGTAATCTTAACGGTTCCGGACCTGTCATTGCTCTTTGAGCGTGCAACATGACCGCTACATCCTACCTTAGTATTCCAGGTATCAGCATTGCGCTCAATCTGCAGATAAGTACCATCAGCAAAACCGGTGATAGGTCTACCCTTGAACACCACAATTATTTTTTTTGGATCAATGGTTCCTTCAAGCATTTATTTCCTCCAGTTCTTATACTGTTACACTGCCTTGTATTGTGACTGCGTGTATTGCTCCAGACAAGAACCCTATGAATCTGATAGGATTAGAGCTGGTTATCTTACGTGCGTTCTTGTCATTGGCGCTTATTTCAGATGCTTTCGGTGTCATAATCACATATCCACCGATTACATTACCATCCTCGTCTTTCTGTAGTTGAGTAAATCCACCTGAAGAAATACCAGCCTCCAGAGCTGCGGAAATCTTAGATTCAATAATGCCAATCCCAACATCATCAAATGGAATCTTTTTGTTGTTTATTAATGCAGAAAACACATTAACTTCAATCTGCGATTTTATCCAATCACAAAACACAATTGTATCAATCCATTCACCTTCAGCAACAACACCGTGTTGAAACATCCCACGGCCAGCAACTGAAATATAGGTGTTCACATTTTTATTCTCTGCATTGGTAAGTTGTGTGCTGGTAAGATTGGATGGAGCTACACCAGACAATTTCTTAAACTTACAGGTGTATGATCCTGGAGTCCATGTCGAAATGAGGCTTGCAATACCGGCATTCATAAATTGTGGAGAAGATGCACTATCATCACAATCTGCATCGTAACATATATATGTTCTTGCATACCCTTTGGACTTGAGATAAGCGGCAATGGATGTGGCATCTTCAGAATCGTTGATTACAGTAGCATCTTTTGTTACCAGGCCACAAACCTTAGTTTTGGTTTCTATCCAATCAGCAATACTCTTCATGTCATCTAAGGCTGCAGCATTATTTACAGGAGCAAACACCAGATAATACCAGTTATTATTTGCTTCCACTGCATCATCCAGAGCATCCACAACGTCTCCTGCAGTATACGGAATCAATGCAACCTTTGATGGGTGGGGGTTCTGCATAAAGATATTACTCAAAACAGTATAGGCCAATGCCTCACTCCCACCTGTGAGCAGTTCTTTTGCAGCTTCCAGAGATGAAACAAATTCTATTTTGTTAGCTGTATTAACTTCAGACGAAAGCAGCGCAATGGTATCAAAAGCAATCGTAGACACTGTTGCGGTATCTCTCGTAATTGACACATTTACTACATCACTTAACGACATAGTGGCCTCCTCTACGGGACAATTATTGTCTGGTCTTTATTTACAGGTTGATAATTTCCAACAATAGTAACTTGCTCAATGATGGAAGTTTCCGGCGAATCTCCACCATAAGGCATATTTACAGCAGTCCTGCAGAATATTTCTGCATCTGCACGGTCAACATTATGGGCATCCTCCAGGAAAGAAGTGTCCTGAACCGGCCCTGTGCGAAGCACGATTACACCTTTTTCTGCGAATCTGGCTATAACATCCTGCCGTCTCAATGTTGTAAGTAAATCATCTAACTGGCCAGATGCATTCCACGAACCAAAATACCGGATAGTTACTGTGAATTCACGTGTACCGTAGATGACCCTGTGACCATTTTTATCTGGTAAAGTTTCCTGATCCTCGCATGGCTTAGAAACCCCTCCTATTTCCAAATCGATGTATGGTCTGGGTGGTTGGTGCTTATCCTGCCTCTGAAAAATGACAGTTATACCGGAATAGGTTTCTGCCCATCTCTGTATAGCTTCCTGAATCAGATACCAGTT